ATATAGCAGAAGAGATATATCAAGAAGCATTAGTTGATGCTAGTGTAGAAGGTCTTTATACAGATCATGAAATTAATGACATGTTAATAGAACATGGTATTTGGAATGATGAAAAAGAAGAGCTTCTTGAAAAATTAAATAAAGAAATAGAAGAACTAAAAGTTAATTTATATAAAAATTTTTATAAAGACAAAGAAAGTGCTGCAATTCGGAAAGTGCTTCTTGTTGCAAAAATAGATCGTGTTAATTTATTTTCAGAAAAATATTCGTACATACATATAAGTGCTACTGGTTATGCATCTACTTTAAAAACTAAATATTTAGTTGGCAGTAGTTTATATCATCAATATGGAGATAGGGTTTTTACCAAGTCTTCTTTTTGGAAAAACAGAAGTGATTTATTAGATGAGGCGGTTGTTTTTTATAATCAAAGTAAATTGGGTGATGAAAAACTAAGGCAGTTAGCTAAAAGTTCTGTTTGGAAAAGTTATTGGAATGTTAAAAAATCTGAAAGTTCCATTTTTGGAATACCTATCATTGATCTAGATGACGAACGGAGATCCTTAATAACTTGGAGTCAATTGTACGACAATATAGCTGAACACCCAGAAGTTCCGCCCGACGATTTAGTTCAAGATGATGATGCTTTAGATGGATGGATGATATCTCAAAAGAAAGAAAGAGATTTAAAGAAGGGGCAAAATTCAGTAGATAGTTCATTAAGTGACAAAGTTAAAAATTCTTCAGAAATTTTCATAGTTGCTCATTCACAAAAAGAAAGAGAGCGGATAGAATCTATGAATACTCCTGAAGTTATGGCAATTAAAAGATCTAGGCAAAAGACGATTTTGGAAAAGGGAGAAGTTACAGATCTTGAATTTGCCGATGTTAGGCGTGATGTTCAATTAAAGAAAAACTCAATGTGAGAGGAAAACATGGGAGTTTACGATAATTTTGAAAAAGCGTCTAAGATCAATAAGGAAGACGAAAAAAAGTTAACTCAAAAACATTATTTTTTGTCTAAGGATAAATTAAAAAAAGTCTCTAAAACAAAAATGCGAACATCGTTTATAGGTGCTCTTTCTGCTGTAGAAAAACATTTCAGTGAACTTTGGGAGATTTTCCCAGACGATGAAGAAGATTTAATTGCTGATAAAAAGTTCTGGAAAAATGTTTGGGAATTGTGTAGAGCAGAAATATTAAATAACGGAAATAATCAGCTTAGGGCTATGGAAGCTGAGATAGACCAATACTCTGTTTCTTGGGATGGTTACACTCGAAATTTTTCTAAAGGAGGATCGTCATGAGTGCACCTGACAATAAGAGGACTTTTAAAGTAACGCTTGATAATAAGGAAGTTGAACTTGCAGTTCAGCGTCCAACTGTCAAGCAAAAGCAAGAAGGACAAAAGGTTTATAATAAAGCCTTTCGTGATGCCGTTGAGTCCGGCGGTATTCTTCGTGCTAAAGTAGAAAGCGTTATGCGAGAGCAGAAGCTTTGGGATGATAATAAGCAAAAACAACTTCGTGATCTACAGGAAAAGATCGCTGAGTCCGAGCGAAAAATCAAGTCTGGCGGTATTAAGCTTAGTGAGGCAAAAGAAGTAGCCCTACAGATGAAGCGTTATAGGGCTGAACTACGCACACTTAATTCTGACCGTATTGGCCTTGATAATAACACGGCTGAAGGTCAGGCAGACAATGCCCAGTTTAATTTCTTTGTTTCGGCATGCACTGTATTTAATGATACTGGCAAGCCATACTTTAAGTCTTATGAGGACTTTCTTGCAAAAGAAATTGATCCAGCTATCGGGCCAGCAGCTTCTAACTTGGCTATGATGCTTTATGGAATTGACCCAGATTATGAAAAGCGTCTTCCAGAAAATGAGTTCTTAAAGAAGTATAAGTTTGTTGATGATCAGCTAAATTATATTGATAAGAAGGGCCGTAGAGTTGACTCTGAAGGCCGTCTTGTTAATGAAGATGGTCGATATATCAACGAAGACGGAAAACTTGTTGATATTGAAGGAAATTTAGTGGATGAAGAAGGCAATTATATTGTTGAATTCACTCCATTTTTGGATGATGAGGGCAAGCCAATTGAGGAAGATAAAGAATAAAAAATTGGTGTAATATTTAATAGGACAGTCTAATGGGAGCAGTCTTTTCTTAAAATAAGAGATTGCTCCCTTTCTTTTTATAGAGGATAGCAATGGCCTTTAATATTACAGCTATAATGAATGTTGCCCTAGCTTCTGGGGCAGCTACTAAGATATCTAACGATTTAAATAAACAATTAGGAAATAAAAAGGTCAATATTGATTTGAATATGGCTAATGCCGATTCAATCAAAAGAATTAAAGCTGACATTGAAGGTGCAATCACATCCGTAGAAAGCTTTGGTCGTCAAGCTGGTTTGGCAGCAAAAAGGTTTGGTGCTTTTAGTTTGGCTGCTGGATCTATGATTTCATTATCTAATGCTATTAGAAAAGGCACAGAAGAGGCTATAGATTTTGATCGCCAGATGGTTAAGTTGGTTCAGGTTTCTGGAGATACTGGTTCTGCCATTCAAGGTGTTGTTGATGAAGTAACTAGACTATCTACATCTTTAGGCGTTTCAAGCAAAGATTTAATTCAAGCAGCTGTAACATTAAAACAAGCAAACTTATCAATCGCAGATACTAGAATTGCTTTGGAAGCTTTGGCTAAAGCAGCATTGGCTCCTAACTTTGAAAATTTCACTAATACGACTGAAGGTGCAATTGCAATTCTCAATCAGTTTAAAATTGGTGCAAGTAATTTAGAAGGAGCTTTAGGTGCTGTTAATGCAGTTGCTGGCGAATTCGCTGTTGAAGCTGGAGACATTGTAGAAGCCATTCGTAAAACTGGTGGTGCTTTTAAGGCTGCTGGCGGTGATCTTAACGAATTATTAGGTTTATTTACATCAGTAAGGCAGACAACAAGAGAAAGTGCTGAAACTATCAGTACTGGTCTTAGAACTATATTTACAAGAATACAGCGTGGAAATACTGTAAATGCCCTTAAAGAAGTTGGTGTTCAACTTAGATATACAAGAGAAGAAGCTTTAGCTTTAGGAAATGCTAACTTAGAACAGCAATTTGTTGGTCCTTACGAAGCCATACGAAGACTCTCTGCTGCTTTATCTGGACTTCCAACTACAGATCCAAAATTCGCACAGATAGTTGAAGAGCTTGGTGGTTATAGACAAATTTCTAAAGTCATACCTCTTATTCAAGAATTTGCTGTTAGTCAAAAAGCTGTTAATGTGGCGATTGCTGGTGCTGGATCATTAACTCAAAATGCTGGTCAGGCTCAATTAGCTTATGCAGTTAAATTACAAAAACTGAAAGAAGAGTTTAATGCTTTAATTAGATCTATAACTCAGTCTACCGGTTTTCAAAAACTGTTTGATACATTTATTTCTGGTGCTAGTGCTGCAATTCAATTGGCAGATGCTTTAAAGCCATTGATACCATTAGTTGGTGCTTTGGCAGCTGTAAAAGTTGCTACTGGAATAGGCCAGTTTGTAAAAGGTTTTAGTACTGGTATTACGGCAAGTCCAAACCCAAAGATATTTAATCAAAATAGATTTGCTGATGGTGGCGTTGTAAAAATGAAAAGAGGTGGAGTAGTACCAGGAACTGGTAGTGGAGATATTGTTCCTGCACTACTTGAACCAGGTGAAGTTGTAATACCAAAAAGATTTGCAGCTGGTGGAGTTATAAATTTAGAAGATTATCAGTCTGGAAAAAAAAGTCCAAATTTAAGAAATGTAATACAAGTAACATTACTTAAACCAGGAGAAGGAGTAAAAAGTCCAAAAGCAACTGTCAAAGATGGAAGAATTCAAAGTGATAGTGCTATTAAAGCTTATGTTTATGGACAAGAAATTTCTATCAAAGATACTGATATACCAGTTTTTACTTATAATCCAGGCATAGGCGATTTCAAAGTTAAGTGAAAAGATTAAAAATGAAGCTACAAATTTAATTAATGAATCAAAAGATA